AAATATAAATAATTAATAATCATTTTTTGTGTCCACTTTGGGGAACTGCTACAACTTTTTCCCTAAAAACAAGAATTTTTAGCGAAAAGTAGATGATTTTTCCTAGAAACATAGGATTTATTCGATTATTTTTCCTAACTTTGCGGTGTTTATACAAATCAGAATATGAGTAAATTCGTAGTTTATGTAAAGGTCGAGCCATATTTGAAGCAGTGGCTCACCCATTCTTTCGGCGATCCCGTGGAATTCCCGTCCTGCAGCAACGAGAATGCTGTTCTGCGCCGGTTCCTCGCGAAGCGCCCGGTCAATAACCTACCTGAGCAACCTGGAGAGCGTGATGTTGCAATTAGCATACCTTACTCCAAGTCTAAAAGTCCAGAGACATACAACTTTCTTAATGGTCATGCCAAGCAGGCACTCACCGAGAGCATCAACGATCTCTTCCGCATCAACATGTGGAGTGACCTCGGTGACCTCAATGACATGTCGTGCAAGAAGATGTCTGCATTTAGATCCTGGTGTGAGCAGCAGGGTATTGATATTGAGTATGCAGAAACAATCCGAATGAAATGGTATCGCATGCGCAAGGCCTATCAGGAGAAAGGCATCAATCTTTTTAATCTTAAAAGATGCAAAAAAGACGATTTTTCTTGAGAAAATCTCATCTACTCTAGCCCTGTATCTGTTCAACACCGAACAGGTGCGAACAAATGCGAACAGACGCGAAATTTTAACAGCTTATGAAAAGACTTAGTTATATCTGCAACGTGCAGCGCATACCTGTCAGCAAGTTGCCTTTCGATACACTGCTAGGCAACCTCACTTTTGACATTCCCGAGAGCTATGATTGGCCAGTCGTTAAGTGTCAGAAGCCTGCCAAACTCGAAATAACCGACAAAATAGAGGATGGTTTGCGTTTCTACACCCATAAACTCACCTTCCGTACATGCCACGAAGACCTGGACATGAGGGACAACTATGCCTATCTGGTCACAACCATCGAGGGCAAACGCTATCTCGTTGGCAACAGGGAGCGTCCATATCCTATTATTAATATGTCAGATGTCCACCCTGATTCCCTTGGTACTTCTGCCATGATCGAATACACGGTTCAGTGGGGGAGTACCCGAAAAGCACCGTTGATAGCCTGATTTACGTATTTTTCCGTTGGCAATTGCCATGTTATCTTTGCATCAAAAAAGATAAGCGCATGAAATACGGAATGATGATATGCGGTACCATCGGAGCCGGCTACGACTGGTGGTCGGGCACCTACGGTACACGTTCCAAGGATGTCAAGGCCTACCTTGACGCTCACCCTGACGAGGAGGTGGACATTGCCGTCTCCTCGCCGGGTGGTTATGTTGATGAAGGCTTGACCATCTATCAACTTATCAAGGACCATGGACATGTCAACGTCCACATTATGGGCATGACCGCTTCCATCGCTACAGTCTTGTGCATGGGAGCCAAGCATGTTGACATGTCAGTCGGCAGCACGATGCTCATTCACAATGCCTCCACAGGAGTCACGGTATGGGAGTCTGCCAATAAGGAGAAGCTTGACGAAATCATCAAACTCTGGCAGAAGCAGCGTGATGACCTCGACACCATCGACAAGGTTATCGCTTCCGTTTATGCCAAGCGCTCAGGCAAGACCAGCGAAGAGATGCTGAAGCAGATGGGCAAGGAAAATTGGTTGAGTCCGGAGCAAGCTTTAGAGTTGGGCCTCGTAGATGAGATCAGAGACCTTGATGACGAAGACAAGAAGCGTCAGACCAATCTCTCCAAGCGCTTCACCAATGCTTTCTGCTCCAACTTGGGTTTGCCGCCTCTTCCTGGAACAACCGCTGATGAGCCGTCAAAAACATTTCTCGAGAAGGCATTCGCCTCACTCAGGGATATGTTCAAGAATAATTCACAAATTTCTAACATGAAGAAGAAATTCCTCAATCTTCAGACCCTCCTCAATCGCAAGGAGGATTTTGAGGTTAATGATGAGAAGATTACTCTCACCGATGCAGAAATGCAGAAAATCGAGGATGCTCTTGCCCAGAAACAGAAGGACTTGGATGACAAGTCTGCTGAGCTCGACAAAGCCAGCCAGGAGGTCAAGGACCTGAAGGCGAAGGTAGAGCAGAAGGACAAGGATATCCAGGACAAGGATACGGAGATCAAGGATCTCAAGGACGCACCGGGTTCTGATACTCATGATGACGTCACACCGGAGGTTGACAACGTTGGCGCTGGTGAAATATACAAAGCTTTGAAGCAGATCAATTAAAATGGCAGCTTTAGACAATACAATTCAGATTACTCCTGATTCTCTGAAGACCAGTTTCGCTAAGTACCGCAAGGACATCATTCAGATGCCGGTACGCGCTCTTGACGAGGCTGCAAAATTCATGAGCCGACGCGTGGGCGTTCGTGGCAAGGAGACTGTCGGAGAGCTCGCAGGCGACATGGAGCTCGGGCCATACTCTCTTACTCGCAAGGATGAGAATGGCGTTACCATCACAGGACGTACCTTGGAGACATTCCTTGGTTCATGCGTCAAGCCTTTTGAACCAAATGCTGTTCGTGAGTCTATCTGGGGCTCCAACGTTTTCCAGGGCGACGCGCTCAAAAACCAACCTATCACAAAGCTGATTGGCATGTTCCTGGCATGCAAGATTGGTGAGGCACTCTTCAAGAACCTCTTCACCATGAAGCGAAACCCTGCAGGCTCAGGTACCGCAGATCTCGCTGATGGATTCAAGACCATCTCCGATGCAGACATCAAGGCCAAGGCGATTTCTGTAGAGAAGGGCAACCTCTTCAATACAACCGCGATGACTGGTGTCAACGCTGTCGATGCTGTCGAAGCATTCTATGATGCTGCCGATGCTAAACTGCAGGGCATCAATACCTACATGTTCATGAACAGCCATGAACTCACGCTCTACCGCCGCTGTTATCGAGACAAGTACGGAACAGTCAACTGGAACAATGAGTTCAACCACAACAAGATGGATGGTGCCAGCAACTGCACCCTCGTAGGTCTTGATAACGTGCCTAAGGGCTACAAGATCATCACTCCTGGCAGCAACATGCTCATCGGTTTGGCCACCGATGGCGACAAGGCAAACTTTGGTGTAGAGAGTTCTCTTGACTCTCACTTCCTTGTTGACTTCGTGGCAACCATGTACTTCGGTACTCAGTTCGAGACGATTTCCAAGGAGCGCATCCTCTTCGGTTACGACACTATCCCTTCAGAGTAGGGGATAGCTGTCCATGGTTATACATTATATTATATATTGATATATGGCAACAAAGAAAACATGTGCTTCTACCACAGACCTTTATGAGGATGTGTTGAAGTGTCCTGGAGAGAAGCGACTGCCGGGTACCAGAGCCTACGGCTTCTTCATTCCACGTCGTTACATCACCAAGTTTGCAGAGCCACAGAAGGAGACTGCAACATCTCTCAAGGACTATCTCGTCATCAAGGATAGCCACACCATTCAGGCAGACAAGAACTGGATTAAGATTGCCTTCATCACAGACAAGAGTTCCTTCTCGCCAGAGGCGCAGGGTGAGCATGGCTGCAAGACCATGATCCTCAAGGCAACAGCCGTCCTCCCAGGTACAGAGGAGGAAGCGTCAGCACTCGCTTCTCTGCTTCTCAATGAAGATGGTATCTTCATGATTCCTGAGCGCAACGGCAAGCTTCGCCAGTTCGGTGACGAGACCTTCGAGGTCGACGTGACACCTTCTCAGTCTTCTGGTGCAGGCATCGCAGACGAGACCAACACCACACTGGAAATCTCTGTCAGCTGCGAGACCATGCCTCCATTTTATTTCGGTACCCTCACAACTGCTGAAGGAACCATCAGCGGCAAGGATTGCAAGCCAGTGGAGGCCGCTGCTGGTACAGACAGCCATTAACAAGGGATTCGATTTTCCTACATAACTACTATCAGTGGCGGGGCGATGCTTACATGAGCTCGCCTCGCCATTTTAATTATCTATTTATTATGAATGATCCGAAATTCACCGAAAAGTTAAAAAAGTGGTTTGAAAGCGAGCATACCGATGCCAACATCAGGGAGGGAGCGCTGCTCCTCCTTCAGATGAATAACAACCGTCACCTCTACCAGCTCATCAACTTTGACCCTCAGGGCAAACTCGAGTTGCTCAAATATGAGCTGCAGAAACATCTCAATTATCGCATCGAGGGCATGACCATCGATGATGTGAGAGACTACGACAAGAAGGTCACGCCTATCCTTCAGACTGCGGTTGACAAAACATCAGAGGCAGACAATATTGCCAAGCAACTTGCACCTCATCTTCCGGTCGTGGAGTCAGAAAACCTCGATTCCATCGTGCCTTCTGCCATCGTAGCCAAGGGCAAACGAGCAGATCATGACCAGTTGCCTGAAAACATCCAGGCTATCTGGGATAACAACTGTGCTCTTTGGAAAAAAATCAAGGAACACTTTGAGGCTTGCAAAGCTTACGACATGTCATGTGACAGATACGAGGGCTTGCATGCTGCTGACGAAGACTTCAAACGTATGCTCCTTACACTCAAGGAGGAGTACTATGCATACAAGCAGGCCATGGACGTCTACGACCATGCCCAGCCGGGTGATGCCGAGGAGAAGCAAGCGGATGAGCAGCCAGTAGCTGACATCACCTCCAAGCAGATAGGCAATGCTCGCTCCTACATAACCAAGAACCTTAACCAACTCATTGGATTCGTGGAGGCTGGCAACACAGACAAGGCTGATGCCTTGCGAGCTAAGGTCAATGAGCGTGTGCAGCTCTTGATTACAGCAAAGGCTGAAATCACCGCTGATACCATCGCCAAGCTTCAGCAGGCTGGCATAACCGTTGAGCAGCAGACTTCAGACGATGGCGAGGAGCAGCCAGAGAGTGCAGAAGAGGAGGTTACAGATGAGGGCGAAGCAGATACAGCAAGTCCTAAAGCCGCTTCAGCAGAGTAGCTCGCAGGTCTTCCTTGGCCAAGGTCTTCACACCCTTGGTCTGTTGGGGTGGATTCTGGAGCAGACAGGTGCAGCGCACATTGCCGTCACCACCTTCTCCACATCCGATGCCTTCCTCTGTGGAGTCATCAACCTTCGCAAGCGAGGGTTGGTTAACTCCTCAGTGTTAGTTGCGGACATTAAAGCTTCAAGTAAAACTTTAAAGCTAAGTCGCTTGATGACAGAGGCTTTTGATGAAGTTAAACTGACGCTCAACCACTCCAAAGTCATGCTCGTTGCTAACAGCGAGTGGTTAGTCTCTGTGATTACATCTCAGAACCAGACCTATGGTGACCGTGCAGAGTGTACGTTCATCACGACTGACAGAGATGTCTATCTCAATCTCAATAACATGTTAAATAATTTGCTGGATGATACGACAACAATTTCCCTATCTGGAAGAGAGTGAACTTTACCTGCAGACGGTCTATGACCTGGCAAAGACCATGACACCGGTCGAAGAAGTGCCCATCATGATGGAACTGCCTCCCGACGAGGCCATGGCCATGCAGTTGGAGCTGCAGGAGCCGCGCTCACCCTATCGACACCGCTACCTCAAAGGTTTAGCGGAGACCGCTAATGATTTGCGCATCAACAATATAGCGCTCGCCAAGGTTGGCTCTCCTGGAGCCTACCAGTCCATCATGTCGCAACTCTCGCAGATTATGGCTAACCTCAGTTAGATATGAGTCTACCAGTCAACATTGATGACTACATGAAGTTTATGCCTCTCAACGAGGATGAGCTTCAGGAACTTCACATCTCTGCCATCGTCAAGGCGAGAGTGGAGCGGCTGCGTGGCTGCTACGCATTCTGGCTGCGCTATCCACGCTTTACCGTCCGGGAGATGGTTGATCAGGACAAGGCCATGTTTGGCGTCAGCGAGACACAGGCATACGATGATATTCATCTCTGCCAGGTCATGCTCGGAAACCTCAATGCTGCCTCAAAGGAGTTCTGGCGATGGAAAGTCAATCAGGAGATAGACGAGGACCGCAAGGCTGCCAAGGCTGCCGGCGACTTCCGTGCGCTTGCCGTGATGCAGAAAAACCGCATCAAGAACAACCGCACAGACACGCCTGATGAGCCAGAGTTGGCATTCGACAAGATTGTTCCTGTTGAGTTCCGCATGACAGATGATCCGACAGTCATCGGTTTGCAGAAGATTCCAAATCTTCGTGCAAAAATTAAAAAATTAGAGAAGCGCTACTCGATGCCGGACATCGAGGATGCTGACTTCGAAGAACTTCCGCCAGATGATGACAGCAAGACCTAAGGAGTTATTTTTCAACGACGTGCAGTCGCGCGTCCTGCAGCTCATGCCCAAGACTCTCGTCTGTGAATGGGGTCGAGGAACCGGAAAAGGTGTAGTGGAGGCAGGGCGCATCCTCTATGCGGTCCAGCACATGCCAGGTTCGTGCTTGGGCATGGTGGCGCCATCGGTCAAACGATGCCAGACCAACATCCTTCCTTCAGCTCTGGTCCACCTCGAGGAGTGGGGCTACAAGCGCGATGTCCACTACATCGTTGGCAAAAAACCGTGGAAGGCGCTGCACTGGCAGGAACCGCACTTTCAACCGATGAACTGGGAGAACACCGTAGCCTTCTACAATGGCAGCTATCTCAATATCATCTCTCAGGACCGCAGCGGTACTTCCAATTCCCTCTCTCTCGACCATGTCTTCATCGACGAGGCAAAATTTATAGATTGGGAGCAGCTCAACAATGAGACGCTCCCAGCTAACCGAGGCAACAAGCAGTTGTTCGGTGACTGCTGCCTCCACCATGGCCTTACCATTACTTCAGATACTTCAGCAACAAAGAAAGGTTCCTGGTTCATGAGCTGGGAAAAGAAGCAAGACAAAGAGCTGGTGGCAACCATGGAGACAGTCCTGGTGCATCTGCACAGCATCCGCAACAAGCTGGCTGCTCACCCTGAACGATATGACTACTACATGAAGGAAGTGCAGAAGTATGAGAAGATTCTTGATTCTCTCCGCTCCTATGCACTTGTCTATTCTCGATGCTCCAGCATCCAGAACCTGGCTGTCTTAGGCGAGGACTTCATCAGACAGATGAAGCGAGACCTGCCAAAGATGACCTTCCTCACGAGCATCATGTGCCAGCATGTGGGCATCGCACAGGATGGTTTCTACTCCGGACTTGACGAGGATCGCAACTTCTATACGGCTCCGAACACCAGGTTTCTCAATGACCTGCAGTATAAGTTCGACCCTAAGCACGACAAGCCGGACTGCCGCATGGATGGCGACCTGGAGGACGGTTTACCGCTGATCATCGGTTCCGATGCCAACAACAACATCAACTGTCTTGTTGTCGGGCAGGTGGGTTCCGATACCAAGCTGCGCATCGTCAACTCATTCTATGTCAAGTATGACCGGAAGTTGCCTGAGCTGGCTCAGGACTTCTGCGATTATTACAAGTATCTCAAGAACAAGCGAGTCATCTTTTACTACGATGCCACCTTTGTGGGCAACTCCTATGCAACTCACAACGATAAGTTCTACCAGATTATCACCAAGGTGCTGCGAAGGAATGGATGGCTCGTTACGGAGGTCTACATCGGCAAGCCGATGAACCATCTTGAGAAGCAGTTGCTCATCGACCGCATGTTCAAGGGACATGCGCGCCACATGGTTCTCATCAACCAGGACAATAACGAGGACCTGATCATCTCAATCGAGAGTGCCGGCTGTTACAACAACGGCAAGGATAAGCGAGGTGAGAAGCTCGTAGAGACAGACGAGGACAGGCTGGAGAACCGTACCGACTTCTCCGATGCCTTCGATACCGTCTGCATTGGTGTGGACAAGTTCCCTCAGACCGTCCTCTACACGGGAGGCATGAGCAACTATTACCCTAGATAGGCTTTTTTCGATAATGATTTATATAGTTTTAATGTAGTTTATTCTTTATTTATTTTATGATTCCTTGGCTGCTTGCTCGTGAGAGTAGGCAGCCTTTTTTCTTTCTGGGTGTGTGAGAAAGCGGTATCTCCGATGGTTATTTGATGCTGTTCCGTACTTTTTTTATTGCATTCTCCGCCGCCCGTCATGTGTTCCCATCCGAAATTTCCTATGCAAAGGTAGCTTCTGGCGATTCAAACCTGTGCATGAACCTGGGTTAACAAAAGCCAAAGGTTCTTCACGCTACACTAAACCTTTACCTTTTGTTAACACAGAACCCCACACCTGTTTGCCTCTGCCAGCGCTTTGTTAAGCATAGGAAAAATCGAAAGGGCACACCGGGCTTTGAACGGAATGCAATTAAAAAAAATACTCCACAGCAGGAGTGGGAAAAAATCTCTGGACTCCCAAACATTACCAGAATACAATTTCAAACTTTATAAAATTTTTCGATATGAGACAGAATTATTTCTTTGAGTACGTTCCAAACGCTTACATCAACCTTTGCGTTGACAAGGCACAGCAGATGGCAAACAACCGCTTCGTCTACGACTTCAAGGCAGGCGATAAGGAGGCGGTACACCTCTGCGCAGAGTGGCTAGTTCGCTATCTTACAAAGCAGTATAGCAGTATCTTAGAGGACTTCGTTGTAGTTTTTGCTCCATGCAGCACACAATGGAAATATAACAAGCGATTCGGCTATCTCGCAGCCATCCTCAATGCAGCAGGCATAGCAACCGCAAATGAGCACGTGCACATCTTTGGAGAGCGCAAGCCAACCCACAACGGAGGCAGCCACTTCGTCAACGAGGACATTTATCACGTTTCAGTAGATGGCGAGTACTTCAAGGGCAAGCAGGTCATTCTATTCGACGACCTGCTGACTAGCGGCAAAACCATCGAAGACTTCAGAAGAAAGTTGGAGGCGGCAGGTGCTTATGTGGAGAGAGAAATCTTTTTGGCTCGCACAATCCATCACGACCCAATAAGCAACAGAGGCGTGTTGCAGGAGATGGCAGAAGGCTTTTATGAGGCAGTTGCACACTCAAAGAGATGTTTCCCACAGGGTGTTAATATCAATAAGAAATCAAACAACAACTATAATAAAGTAGCGTAACATGAAGAAGTACAATGATATACTAGCAGATGAGCGACCAGAGTTCAAGGCAGCTAATTACGGATTCGATTCACTCAGTAACACTGAATTGTTATCCATGGTAATCAACAGAGGGGCAGGAACAGCCGAAAGCCTAAGCCAGGCTAGGCAACTGATGAATATGGCAGACAACAATCTCAGTAACCTTGCAAAGTTATCCATGGACGAAATGCAGGTAGTGCAGGGAATAGGCGACTGCAAGGCGTTGGCAGTACTCGCAGCTTTGGAACTAGGTAAGCGCAGGGCAGTGGAGAAGTTGGGCAGCAAGCCCGACATGGGCAGCAGTTTAGCCATATACAACTACATGCTTCCGCAGATGGCAGACCTCAAGGTAGAGCAGGCACACGTCATATTAATGAACCAAAATTTCAGACTCATCAAGAGCGTGAAACTAAGCGAGGGAGGGATAACAGAGACTTCAGTGGATATTCGTATCCTCATGAGGGAGGCAGTCTTGAGCGGTGCAACTATCATGGCATTCGTGCACAATCACCCATCGGGCAACACGCAGCCAAGCAAGGCGGACGATGTGCTGACCCAGCAGATAGCCAAGGCTTGTCAAGTCATGCGCCTCTTCTTTATGGACCATGTGATAGTAACAGATGGAGCATTCTATAGCTATCACGACAAGGGCAGACTATAGGAACCATGGGCAACGTGATAGGAACACGTTGCCCTTTCTCTTTCTTGCAATCTTGCTGATAACCGCGGATAAAGGGAAGGGGATAGAGATAGCGAGAGCGATGGCAATTCGGGGCAGCAGTCGGGGAAAGGGGCAATTGCCACATGAAAAATCCCTTACATATACCGCTCCAGTCAGCCGTGGCAATTGCCTCCGAGCGTAGGGCGGTGGGGGCTATCCTTACGGCAAGGCACGCCCTTTTTTGCTCCAACTTTTCAAAAATCCATGATTTTCTGCAAGTTGGCAAAAATGACCGTGGAAAATTTGTGCAAAATGCCCAAATTTTGCAATCAATTGCCATTGATTGCCCGCTCGAAAACGGCTACTTATGCCAATTTCCATGAAATTGCCACAAGAAACGAGCCGTTTTCGAGCGAACCCCTACATTGCATTTCGGGGTAAAAGAGGTAATAACATTGTTTGACATCATTCAAGAATGATGAGAAAAAGAGGTAAAAACCGTGTTTGATGGGGATGAAATGTTAAAAAATACACAAATGTTGAAAATAATCACGGAAATATTTGGTTATTCAACAAATGTTTAGTACCTTTGCATCGTGTTAATAAAGATAGTATATGGCAAGACGAAAATCTAAGGAACTCAAGGAAAATGAAGACGATTTGCTTTTTTACCTAGAGTATTGGCAAGAGTTCCCCGATACCTTCAAGAGGGTAGCAGAAAAAGAAATCGCAGAGTTGCAAAACAAAATTAAAAACAAAAAGAAATGAGAAAGCCCCTTCGGGGGCACTCATTCCTTTAAACTTAAAAAAATAAGATTATGGAATATACAGAGATGATTGATAAGGTGAAGGCTTTGGCTGCACAAAACAGAGCTGCCAAGACCGCAGAGGATAAGGCGGAGGTTCGCCGTCAGATGGATGCACTCAAGGAGTCAGACCCTAAGGCTTTTGCCGTGGCAGTGGGCTACATGGCTAAGACCACAGAGCAGAAGGTCAAGGAACTGACCATGGCAGAGAAGTTTGGTGAGATTACAGATATGGTTTCCATGGCTTACATCGCAAAGGCTTACTTTGGCAAATCTCGCTCTTGGCTGGCACATAAGATGAACGGAAACATAGTCAACGGAAAGGCATCGCAGTTTACTCCTGATGAGCTTGTTACTCTCAAAGGTGCCTTACAGGATATGGCTCAGAAATTTGGCTCGCTTAGCCTTGCTATTTAGGCTATCTTTATTTAACACATTGTCCCCGACACAGAGCCGTGCCGGGGACCTTTTTCTTCCATACCTTATATATTATTCTATTAAAAATGAAAAACGATGCAAATATAAGGAATTTTATTGAATATCTGGGGAATTTGCACGGAAAATCATGGAAAATATGCGGAAAATCATTCCATTTCTTTCCATTTCATTCCACAACCTCTTTCGGATGACCCGTTATTCGCGGTCGTTTTCGGTCGTTTTCGGTCGTTTTTTCGGTCATTTCTGGAGAAAATCGGAGAATATCGGAGAAAAATGGAGAATATCGGAGACATCTTTCCGTTTTCTTTCCTTTTCATTCCACTTCATTACACTTTCATTCCTCAACCCCTAGATTTTCTTCCCCAAATGTTAAATCTTACTATACATAACAAAAAAGTTATCTTTTTATTTGGTAGAACATAACTTTTTTGTTATCTTTGCATCGTCTTTCAGACAAAGAGATCTTTTAATTAATTAAATTCCTTACATAAGATGAAAACTAGTCAACTAGTTAGACAGCTGAACCGAGCGGGATGCTTCGTTGTTCGGCATGGTGGAAATCACGATGTTTGGTACAGTCCTATTACAGGACTCAAATGTCCAGTTCCACGACACGGCAGTCGGGAAGTCGCTCAAAAGACTTGCGACAGTATTCTAGAAAGATTGCTCGGACTTTAAGTCCGGCAATTTTTCTCTAGTTGACTAAGTTCGTTGAAATGGATGGAGCGGTTGGTTTTAAGGTCTCTTTTTAATTGGTTTAAAAGTATGGCAACAAAAGTAACGATACAGGTAGAGAAAGGCAAGCAGGAGAAGAATTTCTCTTGCTTCATGGTTGAAGAACTTCCAGACTTTGCACTTGCTGGGTATGGTAACACAGCCAGGCAAGCTATTGAGGATATGTATGTGGCGCAGAAGGAAATCAAGGAGCTTCTTGAAGAGGAGGGCAAGCAGATGCCTGAGCTGGAGTTCGTGTTCCGGTTTGACATCGGTTCGTTCTTCGATTATTACTCATACCTCAATATGAGCGGAGTGGCGAAAAAGGCGGGTGTCAATGCATCACTTATGCGCCAGTATGCCATGGGTAAGCATGAACCTAGCCAGAAGCGCAAGCAGCAGATTTTGGACTGCCTGCGTCAGATTTCACAAGAAATGCAAACTGCCGTGATTTAGTTCACTCACAGTTTTCATATAATTATGTAGGAATTTTAGTTAAGATCTCTGAGCCCTCCGTGCGTGACGCATCGGGGGCTTTTTTATTCCGTTTGATTCCTCAAAATCATTCCTTTTCATTCCTTTTTATTCCTCCTCCTCAAATCAGCCAGTTTTTATGCTCTACAACATGTTTATTGTAGATACTTTGTCAGAGAGGTTGAATGTCTGAAATATTATTGCTATTTTTGCACTTGATATAAACAACAAACTTATGGAAAAAGGAAATATAAATTTTGTTGCCATTGACTTTGAGACAATGACACCCGAGCTGACAAGCGCATGCGCAGTTGGTATGGTACAAGTAGTAAATGGTGTAATCATGCAAAAGTTCTATAGCTTAATTAAGCCATATCCTGATGAGCGTACAGAGCGAAATACATTCGTGCATGGCATAACAGAAGAGATGGTGGAGAATGCACCTACTTGGGATATCGTTTTCCCAGTTCTGAGAAGCTTCGCTCAGAGTGGTTGCATAGTTTGCCATAATGAGGGTACTGAAGCTAATATACTTTCTAGACTAGCTGAAGTTTACAACCTTGACATGCCAGGATATCAGATTATTGATACCATGCGATTATTACCTGGTAATAATTCGTTGAAGAAGATGTGCGAGTTGATGGGAATAGAGATGCACGACCATCATGACGCATTAGCAGATGCAACCGCTTGTGCAGAGATTGTACTGAAAGGTGCAGGCATTGATGTCACACATCATCATTATGAGAAGCCTGACTATAAGGCTCACAAGAGCCTGACTGGAGAAGTCAAACAGCCATTGGCAGATGAGGAAATTAATAACAAGGACAATCCGTTCTTCCACCAGAAGGTGGTAATCACTGGAGTGTTTACGGCTTTCCCAGATAGAGAGAAGCTGGCTTTTAGACTTCGTGACTGCGGTGCTGACATCAATTCATCTATCTCGGCTAAGACTAATATCGTAGTTAAAGGTGAGGGAGCAGGACCTTCCAAGATGGAAAAGATTAAAAAACTCAATGAGAAAGGAGCTAATATCAGAGTCATCGAGGAGAAAGAGATGGTGGAAATAGTAGAGAAATATGGTATATAAATAAAAAAATGAGCGAGGAATGAAAATTTCTCGCTTTTTTTTTGGCGGTTCAAAATATTCTTCGTACTTTTGCCAACGGTTACAAGATGATAGTAGTCTATCCGGTAGGGCGACCGTTTCGCCTATGGCTTTTAGCCGCAGGCTTTTTTTATGCCTAGGAAAATCTTTTTTTCTAACTGGGAAAATAGATATGCCCAATACATGGCGGCTGCATGAACCGTAAGATTTGATTTGTCCTCTCGGATAAGCCATCATCTTGTAACCAACGGGGAATGCAGCCGCCACCCTTTTGTAAAATCGGCTGTTAATGGTTACAAGATGATGCAATATGCAGAATTCAATTTTATTAAGTGATGCGCAGGTGAGACCTGCAGGCATCAGCGTAGAGGAGGGCATGAATGCCCTCAAGTGTGAAATCAAGAAGCTCGCCAAGACCAAGAGTGAGACCTTCAGCTATATCTGCGAGGAGACCGTGACCTATGGAGAAGTTGTGCTCACCATGGTTGGTTTCGCAGCTGTGATGGCGATGGTCATGATTGGTGGTTTCATTTTCGGAGGGGAGGTAGCATGATGAAGAAAAGTAGAAACCGCAGAAGACGCACAGCAAAGCTGATAACCAAGGACATCAGCAAGTGCAAATACTTCATAAATATTGGCAAAAAAATGAACGCCCATAAGGTGGAACTCAAATTTCAGAGAGAATACAATACAATGGGTTCTGTTGTTTTCATCGATGATGCGTCACACAAGCAGACTATTATCCGATGGTATGATCATCGCTATTATGCTCTTAGGTATGGAGCTAAAGGGTTGAGCCATACAATATGACTTTGGCCAAGTGGAAAACCATAAACAACGATTAGGTATGAAAAAGAATAAGAAGAAAGTCAAGAGAGACGTTCTCTTGCTATATTTTAGACGTCGTCGCATCCGCGATGCGCTCATGAAACGCTACTGGGAGCTTGAGACTAAACGCAAGGAACTGTACAAACTGGTGGAGTACGCCAAGATTCAGTCACGATACTGCGTCAATCTGGACTGCCACCGAATAGTCGGCAGATACCTCAGAGAACTGGAGCGTGAGGAAATCCGCGTCTGCAGACTTCAGGTCAAATACGACCTATGGGCTTCCCGTCTGAGCTACTGGGTTGACCTCTATGAGTCGGCATTATACCGTCTACACCCTGGTGACAGCATTTAAGTTTTACCATTTAAAAATTAAAGATTATGCCAAGAAATACAGATAATTTCAATAGCGAGCAGTTTGAGAAGGACCTGCTCGACGCTTACTTCCACTTCCGCAGCTGCCTCCCTGTGAAGGATGCAGACACCGGTCTCGACTACAAGAAGAGTTTCAAAACCACCCAGGACATTGCCACGGAACTTGATGACATGGGCGGTGTCAGTATAGAAACCATCAACCAGTATATGCAGGAGCATGGCTACTATGTTGCCACGCAACCAGACGGAACCGTGGCATGGGCTATCTGGGAGAGAGTTGTCAAGCCAGACAGCCTGGTTTAAGTTAAAAACTCATATATTTTATTGTACTACCATGTGTTATGAATAATTTTTCGTACCTTTGCAGTACGAAAAATTTTACAAAGTTTTGAAAAGCTTTGATACGGCTGACCGCCCGTGAGGGTAGTCAGCCGTATTTTTATTTTTACCATCTCCATATTATCTTTGCATCAAAAAAGATAATATATGACCATCACATCACTTCCGTCGGGCAGTTTCTTCCTTGAGAACATCCCCGACATCGATATTCTCACGGCCAAGACCCGCCTGCTCGTCAACATCAAGATAGGTGATGATATCATCTACGATGAGTATCTCTATCCTGCCGATGGAGAGGTCAGAGTGATCGACCTTGCCGACATCTTCCGTCCTTATGCACGCCGGAGGCTGGCAGTCACAGCCACCATCACCATCGCCGAGCAACAGGTTCCGAGCTCCGGAGACACCGACTCGGCAACAGTCACCGATACGCAGACAGCCAACCTGCAGGTCTACTATTCTACCGTAGACATCGTGGGCGTGGACTGCTCTACATTCCTCAATACCCACTTCCTCACCCTGCTGGAGGGGCACAAGACCACCTACATGGGGCGACTTGAGTATCTCCACTACATGGGCAAGGACACGGCACAAGTTACCGCACACTATGCGGACAAAACCACAAAACTGTTTACCGCACCAGCCACCGGCGGCAATGACATCTACACCACCATCGACGTCTCTCCGTCGCGATTCGAGACCGAGGGCACCGACCTTCTCTACTACGTGGTAGAGGCAGGCTCACGCTCAATGACCTTCATCATAGACAGCGAGGAGCGTGATGTGGCGCCTACTCTGCTCTTCACCAACAGCTTCGGCTGCCAGGAGCTCATCTACTGCACAGGCAAGCACGAAGTAGACCCGCAGTACACCCGCGATGCAGCCTACATGGGCGGCATTAGGGTAAACTACCGCATCACAGAGCAGCGCACCTTCAACGCCGATACGGGTTATCTGGGCACAGACATGGCAAACTGGGCAGATGATCTCTTCCGCTCAGACGAGGTCTATCTGGTCAACTTCATCGGCGGGGTAGCCAAGGTGGGCAAGCGTGTCACCCTCTCTGACTCCAAGTCCAAACGCGACAACCTGCGCGACAGCGTGCCACGCTTCACCTTCAGCTACACCTACGCCCAGCGCCAGCACAACGTGCTAGACCTGCAGCGTGCCGGCCGTATCTTCGACAACACCTTTGATAACACCTTCAACTGATGAGACGCACGGCTTACCACCTCACAGAGGTGCTGCGCCTACTGGCCAAGGCAGAGCGAGACCGCTCTACAATTAACCTGAAGGCGTGGACATCAGACGGCGAGACCGTCGACTATACAGGATGGCTGGTCAGGGGCAGCAGTTGGCGAGGCGGTTTCCACCGTCTCGTCAATCCGGCAAATGCCGAGGTTCGCACCGTTCCGGACATCTACATTCACCAGTTCCTGGGCTTACCAGTATATTTATGACATGAAACAGAAAAAATATCAGCTTCAGCAAGTAGGAACCAGCGGTTCCTACAGTCGCTACGCTCTCGTGGCAGAGGGCGTGAGCAGGGTTACAGATTCCACCACCATCGAGCAGCAGTATGGGAAGGATACCAGTTTTCTGGGTTCCGGAGAGGTGGGCGATGCCACCACGGGCATCTTAGAGACTTCAGACGGCAAGCTCTTCGAGTATGTGAACTATGGCGATGACAACGACATGCCATACACCCTGCAGCAGTTGCTGCGCCGCAACATGGTGGCGCAGCGAGCCATGGCTTTCAACGTCCAGTGCTGCTACGGCCAGGGCGTGCGCTTCATGGACCGGGAGACCAAGCAGGACACTACCGACAGCGAGATACGCGACTTCTGCCTGAAGAACTCCATCCACGAGGTATTCATGCAGCAGGCAACAGACATGAAGTTCTTCTTCTGGTCGGTAGAGGTCATCATCCTGAGCCGTGACCACTCCAAGATAGTCAACATCCGCCACAAGGACGTTTCCTACTGCCGCCTGGAGGTACCAAATGAGAAGGGGCGCATAGAGCATGTCTTCTTCGGCGACTTCCGCAACGTCATGTCGCCGGTACATACCGAAGTCATCCCGCTGCTCGACCTCTACGACCCGCTGGGCGACCTCATGGCGCGCATGGGCAAGGCTCCGGACCCATATACCGGCATCAGGGGCAAGGCTCCTGAGATGGGTAAGGACTGCAAGTTTGCCATCATTTCACGCATTCCGACACCCGGACTGCAGTACTATCCGATACCATACTATGCCAGCATCTTCGACGATGCCTGGTACGACATCTACCGTCTCATCGGTATCGGCAAGCGCTATATGATCAAGAACACCTCCGCTCCTCGCATCCAGATAGAGGTGCACCGCGACTACTGGGAGGAACTCTGCAATAACGAGGACATCATCGACCCGGATAAGCGAAAGGAGCGCATCCTGCAGGAGAAGGACAACATCATCAACTTCGTATGCGGACCTGAGAATGCCGGCAAGGCGCTCATCACGGGCTACTACTTCGACCCAAACGGCAAGGAGCAGCGCATGGTGCGCATCATCAACCTCTCCGAGGGCAGCAAGAAGGAGGGTGGCGACTGGGCAGACGACATGAGCGAGGCATCCAACGCTCTCTGCTTCTCGCTGGGCGTGCATCCAAACCTCATCGGAGCCACACCAGGCAAGAGCCAGATGAACAATTCCGGCTCAGACAAGCGAGAGCTCTTCATACTCAAGCAGTCGCTCGAGAAGGCTTGCCACGACATCATGTGCAAGCCTTACCACGTCATCTCCCACTACAATGGCTATGCCGACCGAGGAGTGACCGTAGACGTGCCGATGATAGAACTCACGACACTAGACAAAAATAAGGACCAACAGACATCAATAGTTTCAAACAATAATGGCAAAAATGAAGATTCAAATCAGCAAGGATGACTTCGAGCAGAGCATCCTCGTAGCGACAAGCTCGCACTCTGAGGTGTTCGAGTCTGTGAGACCTCATTTCTATGAGGCATACAACAATATTCAGAAGCGCTTCCTCGGCTACGTTGGTGAGGAAGCGCTGGAGACAAATGAACGGCTATCGGCTGCAGTTGTCAAGGCAGTATGCCTGACTGCATTCCTCGGCAACGTTCGCCATCTCGACCTGGTACTCACTCCGACAGGCTTCGGAGTAGTTGCCAACAACGAGGTCTCTCCTGCATCATCTGCGAGAGTAGAGGCGCTGATAGAGCAGTGTATGGTCGCATGCTTGAAGGCAGAGGGCGAAATGATTACCTGGTTGTCTGCAACAGAAGGGTGGGGTGAGAGCCTGCAGGCGAAGATGAGCATACCGCTTCTAGTCTTCAGCATCGAGCAGTATGCCTTCCAGGTGAAGCAGGAGCTATCATCCAAGCAGTGGAAGGATAAACTGTCAGCACTCTACGAAGCTGATGGGGTGATGCGAAGGGTCATATCTGACGAGCAGATGGATGATCTGCTAGAGATGGAGCGGGGAGCCAAGGACAAGGATGACACCGCTGTAGAAATCATCTTCAAGGTGCGCAGATGCATGATCTTCCTGGCTGAGGGTTTGCTGACAGCCTATTCCAACGAGCGTGCGAGACTGCTCAGATACTTTGATGCAAATCTCGATAAATTCCCGTTATATGCGAATTCATCGGCATATAAGGCTAATCATTTCAAAGAATTTCAGAATGAAAAATCAAAACCTGCCTTCGTTTTTAATTCATAAAGATGGTACACAAGAGTTCAATTTCAAGGCGCCGTCAACGTGGGCGGAACTTTCAGAGGATCAGTTGCGCTATGTCCTTAGCATCATGTCGACGTTCCAGGATCATACCGTTATCAAATGCTACCTTCTCGCAAGGTTCTGCGGACTTACCGTACATAAGTACACCAGAACCGGGTGGAAATGCAGCGTTAAATGCGATGAAAGCGGTGAAAATGGCGATGCTAAGACTGGAAAAGTGCGCAAGAGAGTCCTATACATCAGCGCTGCTGAAATCCTCTCTCTGCTCAAAAACTTCGATTTCATCGACTCCTTTACGGACTTTCGGCCTCTACAGGTCGCAAGTGACGTTCAGCTGAAGGCAGTAAACAGCCTGCTTCACGAAATCAGCTTCTACGATTACCTCAATATCGAGAAGAACTACCAGCTTTTCATGCTCAAGCAGGAGGACAGATTCCTGCTGAAGATGGCGCAACTCATGTACAGAACAGCAGGCGGTTCTGCCAGTGAAACCGCTAAATTTGAACCTTACGAACTCCTCGGAGTCTTCATGTGGATCTCGAGTGTCAAGGAGTATTTTGCCGCCAACTTCCCTCACTTCTTCAGACCAGCCAGAGAGGGCGGCGAGCTGCGGCGTGAGGACATCCTGCCAGCAATGCAGGCGCAGATCAGGGCACTTACCGATGGTGACGTGACCAAACTGCAGGCAGTCTACAATATAGACTGCTGGGCTGCCCTCACAGAGCTGGACAACAAGGCTCGGGAGGCAGAGGAGTTCAAGAAACGCAACAGGCAAAATAGTTAAATTTACAGCACATGACAGAGAAAATCTTCGATTCCATCGCCTATTTCAAGCAGCTGGCTGCCGAATGCAGAACCTGCAGGGATTATAATTTCGTCGCAACAGAGTGTTCGGGACCTGATTCAATCCAAGGAGTCATGCAGCAGTTCCGCAAGGCATCCAACTTCATCATGGTGTCAGACACCGTTGACAGCAACACCCATTCCATCGGAGAGGGCTTCTTCGACCGCAACGTCTATACCGTCTGGATCCTGGCAGGGTACCGGCGCGATGACATGGCAGACCGAGAGGCGAAAATGAATATCTGCAGATATATCTTCCGACAGTTCCTCAGTCGCATGCTATACGACAAGAGCCGTGAGGCATACGACGGGCAGATGGAGTTCCTGGACCTCACGCAGGTCTATTCGAGCGAACTGGGCAGATGGTCCATGAATGGCGTCACAGGAATCTACTTCATGGTCACATCAGACGAACCTATCGACATTCAGTATGACGAGAGCCTATGGCAGACGCAGAAATAGACGATCTCCTCAGATATGAGCGAGGATGGGCTAATGCAATGGGCGACTACTGGCGAGAGCGCATGGAGCGACTTCGTACCATCGATACCGGCCGCCTATACGCTTCCATCAAGGCGCACCTGGAGCAGGGCTCTGTGACCACAATTGAGCACAACTTCCTGCAGTACGGTATCTATGTAGCTGCAGGTGTAGGTCCGGCACATGAATGGTACAAGTGGACCGAGGCACAGGGAGGCGAGAAAGTCCACCGCATCAACAACGGCGACCTCAACTTCCTGGGCGATGAATACCGCCGAGACAACAATCTCGATAAACCGAAGAAGGTGGGTCCAGCCTGGGGCGGTCGTGTCGCCGGTGGCGAACCAAAAGGCAGGCGTGACTGGTTCTCTCAGAAGTACTACTCATCTGTCATGAAGCTCAACGAGCATGAGGCAACCTTCTACGGCGACCGGTACAATGGTCTGATGGCATCAGCCCTAACCGAAATTTTCAGGGGCATAGGAGCAGCACGCAACCTCTAGGGAGCGTATTTTTACCGATTCCATCGAGATATTATCTTTGCAACAAAAATAGCAAATGGCATACAAATTAGACAAGAGTGCACTTCAGTCCCTCTTCGAGGGCATCAGAGACGAGCGGCGCCTGCAGGCTAACACGGCAAACCGCATCGGCAACGCTTTCCTCTCGCTGCTGCACTTCTGTGCTGACGAAACCTCCGATGCCTTCCTCAGCCGCAAGCATGACGATGCAGCCGAGGGCATGATTACCTTCCTGCGTGGACTCATCTCCGAGCAGATGGCGCAGCTCAAGGCGGGTGCACAGTTCGGTGACTTCGTGTCCGGACTATACAACGGCAAGGGTGGGCAGGTTGATGCCAATGGCAATGCCGAGGTTGAGAGCATCACCGTCCGCACATACATGCGGGTCATGGAGCTGATTGTCAACCGCCTGTCAGCGCAGGAGGGTGACACTTTCTTCACAGAGAGCGACACCATCGAGAGCGTTGACAGCCTGGGTGATAACTGCTATGGCCTGCACCTTCGCTCAAAGTATAGTGGATACTTCACGGCGCAGCATGTGGGCAACGTCATCAAGGGCGTGGTCAACAACATCGCCTCGGCAGCCAATTCTGGCACCTCGGCTGATTACTACACCTCATGGATGAGAGTCAACAGCGTCAACGCGGTTAAGAATTACATCGAAGTCACCCTCTATCCTGATGCCGATGTTCCGGCAGGCAAGAACTTCCCGCCGTGCGAGCTGATGAACATTGCACGTTACGGCAACCAGACCGATGAGTCGCTTCAGAGCTGCTTCTATATCTCCAGTTCCGAGGGGCGCATCGTCAAGCTGACGGGCGTCACGAAGCCGATACTGGATGATTACAACTACGGCATGGTCTTCGGCGACATGCCTGAGTTCGTCAAGTCGCTCGACCTTCCTATCGTCAAGGGCAGGGATTATCTCTATGCAGCCGGCATCATCACCCAGGATATCATACAGATTGACTATCATGGCAAGCCGATTGTCGATTATGTAGACCGGGGACCATGGTCAGAGGCGGCAGAATATTTCAGCTCAGCTCTCAATCCGGAAACCGGTAAATACGAGACCTCCGACGTCTGGTATACCGGATGCAAGTGGCGATGCCAGAAGACCGGTACCCATACAGCACCAAGATGGAACAATACCGACTGGGCGATGATAGAGGGCAATCCTGCTTTCACCATTGACTTTCTCGAAGACGAGACTATCTACGACTTTGACAACTTCCGAGCTCCGCTGACTATCGTTGCTACGCTCTACGGCCAGGATATTATCTCAGATATCCTCGACAGCGACGTAGCCTGGACCAGATACACGGAGAATAAGGCTGGTGTGCAGAGAGTAACCAGCGACAACATCTGGTCACTCGAAGTCGGTTCCAAGGCAGGCAAGGCTATCGTACTGACCCAGTCTGACCTCTCCATCGACAGCGAGGGAGTTCCGGCTAAGATTAGATTCACGGCAACAGTTACACTTCGTGATGGTCTGGGCGATGAGGTCGCCCAAGATTCCATCACACTGGAATGTGTTTAATAACATATAAGATGAAATACAAAAGATTAGACATCAAGTACACGCCTCTGCAGGTAAACTACTCCAAGTCCGTGTCAGGCAGCGTTCCATTCGAGCAGACCTATGATGCTGATCAGAATGAGTATGCGCCTGATTACAGGCTGACACCATGCGCCTTGCAGCCGGTTATCAGCATCATTGACCGAGATGGCATACTCCCGAGTGGGCGTATCAACAGCGAGCTGGCAGACATCGCTTGGTACAGAGTTGAGAACGGAGTGGAGGGCAATGCGCTGGTATCGACACCCAAGAAGCATGTCATCACATCGTCAGGCAATGATGCCGGTAAACTGCTCTGGTACATCAACGCAGCACCGCAGAAGCCGATACTGCTCCGTTTCAAGGCGAAATACCTGGACACCCGAACCAACGAGGTACGCAATATTACGATGGACTACTCCATCAACTGCAAGAATGCGACTATCTACAAGCCGACGCTCCTGCTGACAAGCGGTGACCGCTACTACAACCCACTCCGTGATACCGACAAGCAGGTCATCAGCGCTTCCCTGCGCCTGGAGACTGAAGAGTGCGCTAAGGAGAAGAGACTGTTCGTCTGGGAAATCCTCCGTGATAGAGGCCAGTTTTCTGCCATTACTGCAGATGACCTTGAGGTCAAGGTATCCGATGATGGTGCATCCGTCACGCTGGACCGCTCTCTCATGGGCAAGCGCATCTGCATAAGATGCAGGGCCAGATACTCTGCTGCAGGCAATCCTGCAAGTGTAGAGCTCAGCGATGCGACACCATTCAAGATAGTCAACATCGTCAGGCGAATTCCGTTCTACGATTACGATATGCTTGATACGGTCGATGAGGTGCTGCCTGACACGAAGGTGATAAACCCAAGGGCAACTATTTATGACAATGTAGGGGAGATTGCAAACCCTACGAGAGAACTGCAGGTACTCTGGTGGATGGCACCGAATAATTCGGTACACTTCGAGAATGCTGTCCTTGTAGGACATGGCATGTCTCCGAGTGTTCCTACAGAACTCCTGGACCCAAACAGAGGAGCTATACTCGCGTTGGAAGTCAAAGACCTCGATCCCTTAGCTCTGGCAATGGATGTCGACGGCAAGGTCTTCGTGGACGCAGACGGCAATCCGTTTATTTTTCACTAATAATTATTTTTTTTTTTTAATATGGAAAGATATATCAAGGCAAACCGCAAGGTCGCAGAGGTCCTTCAACTGACAGAGGACAGAACAGAACTGCAGGATGGTAACTTCCTGCTCTGGTGTCAGGACATCCTCGAACTCGGTAATCCTATCGAGTTCGAGGAAACGCTGTCCAAGATTGGTGCTATCGCCATGGACGGCAAGACAGCCTGCATGGAGCAGGAGGGTGAAGTGTGCAACAAGCTGCCTGTAGCTACAGACAGCAGATTCATCATGAGAGAGGAGGCAAAGAATGAGTAGTGCAAGCAAATCGGTGAACATCACGTTCATCCCGAAGATGGGAACATTCACGCCTTCTATCCAGTCTCCGGATGGAGATCTCTACCAGGAGTACCAGAAGAACGGCGATGTCGTTACTGTCTGTCCCGACTTCTCGCAGTCGCAGCCTAAACTCTACTTTGTGGTACTCTCCTCACGTGTTGCAGACGGAGTCACGACACCTGTCTCCATGAAGTACTTCTTCAACGAGACGGAGATTCCGTTCAACAGTTCAGGCAAGTCAACCGGTCTCTTCGATGGCCTCTTCGAGATTATCAGACCAAGTGCTTCGCAGTTCTACTGGGGGCTGAAGATATGCAACAACCTGGTAAAGGCATCCAATTATTCAGCCATCAACATCAAGATGGTCGGCAAGATTTCCGAGAGATCTAACCAGCAGGAGATTACCGATGAGGTGCAGGCTGTATACAAGATACCTGTCGGACCATACACAGGCGTAGCCTATCGAGTGTCGATCAAGGCTCCTGCAATCGATACACACAACTTCGTGCTCAACAACAAGGATGATAGCTGCCAGCTCGAAGCCAAAACCACGCTGGGCAACGAGACGCTGACATCAGGGCTATATTATAAGTGGTACAGAGCCATCAACAGCATTACGGGTTGGGAGCAGATTGCAGGAGCAAACGATAAGACAATAACTGTCAAGGCTTCCGAGGTTGATTGCACTCGAGAGTTCATGGTAGAGGTCTACAATGACAAGGCTATGATCAAGGAAAATCTGCTGGGATTTGATTTTCAAACTGTCATCGACGCGTCGGATCCGTATGACATCGAGCCGAACCCGGTACCAGTTGATGAGTCTATCAGCGAGGACGAGGCAGGTAATGGCACTGTTACCTATACACCGAGAATGATTGTCAGAGGCAAGTCAGAAGCGGTGGATACTAGATTCTATTTCACGCTGAAATCTGGTTCCGGTGTTGTCCTCAATACCGAAGCGGCACGCAAGCCTACAGTCCAGCTGAGTTCATTTGCTGTAACCAGGGCAGACTGCGAGCATGCAGGTTACAGCAGCGTGGCATTAACGATTCAATCAGTCAAGTAGCTTATGGCAATTATAACAAGATTTATCAGGTTTCTGCGTAAGGGTGATAAGGGAGACAGAGGCCCCGCGTTGCGTGGTCCGCAAGCGTGGAGCGATTGCGCTGTAGGTTATGTATTCCAGGCAGGAGCAAACAGCGAAGAATACAAAGACATAGTATTGTATAACGGCAGCTATTACTCTTGCCTTAAACAACATGCTAAGGCATCAGATAATTACCCGGGAAGTCCAACCGATACCAATAGCGGACTTTGGAGGTTAGCCCAATCGGTGGAAATGGTGGCTACAAAGATACTGTTAGCGCAGTACGCCTTAGTAAAAAATTTAGGTGTTGAGACTATCGACATGAAAGATGCAAAAGGTAACATTATCTTTCGGGCAAAAGACGGTAAAGTAACTTGCAACAGCGGAACTTTCAACAATATTACTGTAAAAGGTAATAGTATTTTTGAAGGATCAGTTAAAGCCAAAATGTTTTATGGAACAGTCAAGAAAGTAACGCCCGGAAGCACCTATCAGATAGACCCTGCGAATGAGCCGTACAATTTCTATTATGTAGAAAACCCGGCTAAACGTACATTTATAATTTTGCCAAAAGCTGCAAATTACGAGGGGCTGGAGATTAATATCTTTACCAAATTGTTGCCGTCGTCGAGTTCTTTAAGCTATCGTACAATCGTTGAAGCACAGACCAATGACGATTTATATGTTAAGCAAAACACAGCCATCGTGCCAAGCAACATAGCGGTAGAAAAAATTAATGTTGAGTACACCAATTTCAAAAACGAAAGCGTTACAACAACAGCAAATAGCTATATACGCTTTAAATGTATCGGCAGCGCATGGTATGCTATTAGCGGACAATTTACAGGCGAATAAATTAGTAATACATTTTAGATTACGGCAGTAAAGAGAACTGAAAACACTGGAATAGTCTGATTTCTTAAAATATAATTATGGAAGGTAAAAAATTCAATTCCGTGACGAAAGTCACAACAGTGAACAGCAACCAGAGTTTGCTGCTGACAGACCAAAATGGCAATGTCACTAGCATCGGTATGGATGCGCTCAAGGCTGACCTTGCTATTGGTCAGCATGCCTGGTGTGGAAGAGTGTGGGACACTAACAACGCAACGCCTAAGGCTGCATCATACGTTGGCTCACTTGAGTTGCTGAGGGAGTTGCCGTACATCCTCGGACTGGGCGCATACCTGGTCAAGAATGACCACAGCCGCAGAAAGCTCGATAGCAAGGATCACTACAAGTATGCTACAGGGGAACCAGCGAAGCTGGATGGCTCTGAAGGTCACTACCAGTGGGGCTGGGGTCGAAATTTCTACGTAGTCATCAAGGATGTTGGCGGATTGCACTATGAGCAGATTGGCATCAAGCCAATTCCTGGTGAGTTTAATTACGAGATTCCTATCGGCAGTCTCTCTGCTGCAGGATTCGCCACTATAGAGCGAAGCACAGGCAGACTTGTGAGCTATATCAATAATGGAGCTGACTATCGTGGTGGAGACAACAATTCGTCTTATGATGGCACAAATAAAACGCTTCTGGGTAGACCAGCAACTAATCTGACTACTGAGCAGTTCAGAGCTGCAGCACGCAAGAATGGCAAGGGCTGGCTCTGCACAGCCATGCGACATACATCCATTGTAGCAATTCTTTTCGGCGTCATCTTCGGTACACATTACGATCAGGATGCCGTCAATGCCAACAAGGATGCCAATGGTCTCTACCAGGGAGGTCTAGGTGCAGGCTTGACGCAGACGCCAGACTGGGGTGGCTACAACGGCTGGAGACCTGTCGCGCCTATGAGTGCAGGCATTGAACTTGGTGATTCATGTGGAGAAGCGACCTATGCTGTTAAGAATGATGCAGGGACAACGGTCTATAATGCCAAGATTCCATGTTTCTTCGGCTTAAAGAACGGCTTCGGCAATCTCTGGCGAATGATGGATGATGAGTTCTGTCAGGTCAACAGTGACAAGACCATGACACACCTTGTGGCTCCGTCAATATACGGTTCATGGACCATCGGCAACCCTTCCGGCATGAGGGCGTTGAGCAAGTCACCAGGTGGTTGTGAAGGATATATCAAGACCTTGTCGATGGAACATCTCGAGAACTTCTGTACGCAGATTGGTGCTACAGAGTCAACCTATTCGACTTGCTATTTTTGGAACACGTCAGGAGTAACTTCCGGTTTTCGCTTGTGTTTGCGCGGTGGCAACGCTAGCTCTGGTGGTCAATGTGGTCTGTCGACGCTCAGCGTGAGCGATGCTGTCTCGGATTCCGATGTGAGCTGCGGTGCGGCCCTCTGCGAAGCAGCATCCGAGTGGTCATTGGAACCAGTGTATTACGAGGCGGCCTAGAGTGGACAGAGGTGTGCTGACGTGAGCAGGAGTGTGCAGGATTGACCAAGGTTCCCAAGCGGAGCCAAGGGCAATCCTGAGCACCCTGCGAGCGTAGCGAGCAAACCCTACCGCCCTTGGGCGGTCGATTTTTTTTGAAATTTCGCTCTTTGACATTCTTTCTTTCCGATTTTTTTCAGTACCTTTGCAGGCGGTTTTCAAACCAGGCTGTGATTCCTGCGCCGGTTTTCGCTTGTGTTTGCGCGGTGGCAACGCTAACAATGGTGGTCAATGTGGTCTGTCGACGCTCAACGTGAACAATGCTGTCTCGGATTCCAATGTGAACTACGGTGCGGCCCTCAACTTAACAAGATACTGCAGGTTAGTTTGCTTAGCTGCAGAGATTTCGGGAGTCAGGCCTTGCCTCATGGCAAAACATACACTTTAGCAGAATAGCTAGTAGATGATGACAATGGGTCATCCGGTCGAAAGTTAGGACATCATAAAAGCAGACAACAGACACAGACACCGACATTTATCAGACACCGACCTTTTTTATATACATAAAAAATTAAAGCAAGTGAAGAGGTTAGGTAACATTTCACAGGCGGTTGAGACTTTGCAAAATTTTCGTGAAGCATTTTTTGATTTTTCGAGGCACAAAAAGTCCCGTCTCTCAGTAAAAGCGTTTGAGGCAGAGTTTGAAGCAAATCTTCAAGCCCTGCTAAATGCATATGTTCATCAGACATGGCATACATCAGACTATGAGGCCAAGCCGGTTGAAAAACCCAAGCATCGCATAGTCAATAAGTTGCCTGTTGGCGATCATGTCATTCAGCATGCAGCCATGCACACCAGTGAAGATAAATTGAGAGCCAAGATTCCTTTCAACAGTCCAGCTGGTACCAAGGGTCGTGGTACGCATTTCTTCTACAAGATTATCAAGCAGGATATCTATACCTCGCCACAGAAGGAGACATTCTATTGCTTGCCCATGGATATACATCATTATTTCCAAAATGTTGAGCATAATCTGCTCAAGAGAGAGTACAGGTTGTATATCAAGGATCGCAAGCTACTTGCTTTCATCGACGAGGTCGTTGACAGCTATGCCAATGGCATTGTACTGGGCGTCAAGCTTACACAACTTTTGGGGCAACTGTTTCTGGCGAGGTTTGACTATCTCGCCATGCGGTGTTTCGACATACTCCAAGACCCCGAAAAACACGGTTATTGGCAGGCTCGCTACGTCACGGACATGCTCCTCACATGCCGCTCGGAGCAGCAAGCTATCGTTTTAAATGTGGGGGGGTAAAATCCCTCAATGAGCGCTTCGACCGTTTTTGCCGCGAAGGGCTCAAACATTATTATAGATTCATGGACAACCTCTTCGTCATGCATGAAGATAAGGTCTTCTTACGCCTTATGGCGGAGCTTGCAGTCATGCACTTGGCTAGAGACTGGAAGCTGAGCATAAATAAGAGTTGGAATATTCATCGTACATGTGACGGCATAGACTTCTGCGGACAGAAGATCTTTGCCGACCATGCCCTTTTGCGCAAGCACACCAAGCAGGCACTCTGTGCCCAGGTGGCAAGATTGCGCAAACGTGGACTTAGCGATGAACAGATCCGGCGCAAGGCAGCATCCAGGCTTGGCCTAGCCAAACACGCAGATACAAAAAACTTATTAAATAAAATCGGTATGAAAAAGTATGGTCAGATTGTGAAGGCTCGCAAGGGAGAGGTTCCCTTCGAGGGCATGAGCATGGCACAGAAGAAGCATCCAGGCGATATCCTGTGCCACAACATTGAGGACTATGACAAGTTCCTCATCCTCATAGAGGATTACAAGATAGATAAGTCGAGAGTCGACTTCAAGATGGAGCAGGTTGAAGAAGTTGACGACCAGGGCGTCAAGCACATAGTCACCAAGAAGGTGCCTAAGGACCGCCTCGCCATCCGCTTCCGTTTCATCGATCACGTCCGGAAGACAGGACAACTCGATGAACATGGCGATGAGATTGAGGAGCCGGTTTGGCAACCTGAGTCGTGGTGGCTCTTTACTGGCTCAGATATTCTGGTTGACCAGGCACGCAAGGAGTGGGAACTGCTGGAAAAGGGCTTCTACACCGTTGCAGCCGAGCTAACCAACAAGTTTGGCAAGAAATTTTATAAGTTTATCTAGATGCACAAGAAATTTTATCTTTGCCGTATGTCATACTTGAGATATGACAGCAAGCATTTTCTTCTGTTCTTGAGTGAGCAGAAAGTAGAAAACTATCACCCAGACACCACCATGTCGGAGTCTGATGGCGATAGTAAGACAGTGACAGCATACAGCTACGAGGGCACAGAGATTGACGGCTCAACTAAGATTGAAGCTGAGTCGGCAAGCTATCGCCAGTTCGTGAATGGTCTGGTTCGTACTAAGTACAGTCAGGGCGATGTCGAAGCCATCCTATGCAACCATGGAGATGGCAATAAGGAGCATGAGACAGAGTACCAGGTATTCCAGGAGTGGCGAGAGCAGGCTAAGCAGATGGCCAGAGAATTACTCGACCGGGATATCTCATAGTTATCAGATACGGCAGGAGGGAAATCGTTCTTCCTGCCGTATTTTTATATTTCTTATATTATATGTACCTTTGTGCCAGATTTAATCAGGTACAGATATGCAGAGAAATACCAAGGATTGGATACACTACAGCTCTGCTGGCATAGTTCTGCTTGCTGGCATTGTGCTCGTGTACATCAGCTTTTTTATGTCCCACGACGTCACGTCTAACGTCTTGTGGTACTTTGGGCAGAGTCTGGTTTACGTGGCAACCGTCTTTGGTTTCGCACTGACTTTTGACACCAGAGTTAAAGACATTATCAATAAATATTTCAATAACAAAAATGGCACGCAAGATTAAGAAAATTTTCGTTCATTGTACAGCAAGCCGACAGTCATGGTCTGTCGATGCCTTGCTCAAGGAGTTCCGAGACAAAGGCTGGCATTATCCAGGCTACCACTGGGTCGTTACCGCAGATGGCAAACGCACGCAGCTCATGACAGAAGACCTGCCGTCCAATGGAGTCAAGGGGCACAATTTCGATTCAGTCAACGTTGCATACATGGGTGGAATATCCCGCACAGGCAAGGCTATCGACAACCGAACAGAAGAGCAGAAGGCTGGACTTCGCCAACTCTTGAAGGAGTTGCGCCAGCGCTACCCTGATGCCAAGATCATGGGACATCGTGACATCTCGACTGACAAAAACCACAATGGAGTGGTCGATCCATGGGAGCGCATCAAGGAATGTCCATGCTTCGACGCTATTCCGGAATACGCAGACATTTAATAGATTGGCAATGAGTAATAAATCAAATAGAGATATAGGGTTTTTCATCGTATTTCTGCTGGTGCTCAGCTTAGGCAAAGACTTTTACGGAGCGTATAAAAAGCAACGAGCGGAGCAGAACCTACAAGAACAGCTCAACAAACTTCAGCTGCAGTATGCTCCAGCTGAGCGTGACACCATCCGTGACTCAGTCAAGGTCGTGACGCAGAAGGTCATCATGATGCCTCCTGATGAGTACAAGAAGTTTGCAGCAGACCGGAAAATGCTGAAAGATCTCAACATCAAGGTCAGCCAGATAATGGCGGATCAGCGCACATCGGTAGTCACCGAAGGCTCTGTCAAGACGCTTCGTGAGAATTCGCTATACAAGTATAGCGACAAGTGGTTGAGCGTACAGCTCAACACTGCAGACTCTATGCTTACATATAGAGCGAGAGACAGCTTGCAATGCCTTGTCACTCGTAATTACAAACATCGATTTCTTTGGTGGAAATGGGGAACCGATGGCTACAATATCAAGATGATTAATTTCAATCCCAACTCCACTATCTTATATAACAACTATATACAGGTCACCCGATAATGGCAAGACAAGAGGTATATACAACAGTCATCAAGCTCAACTCTGAGGAGGCGAAGAACCGACTCAAAGAGTTGGAGGACAGAGTCGCCCGGCTGAAGAAGGCAAAACAGGATGCCTTCTCGGCGGGCGATTCCCGTTTAGGGGCTTCCCTCGCCAAGGATTTGAAGGCCGCAGAGCGAGAGATGAAGCAATTCAAAAACTCGACAATGAGCGTCAAGGAGACACTCGACAACCTGTCTAGTGCAAGTCTCGGACAGCTGGAAAAGGCTGCTAGACATCTGAAGGGGCAGATGAAGGCAGCATCTGACCCTTCAGACTTCGCAAAATTGGACGCTCAACTCTCAAAGGTCAAGGAGCAGATGCTTGCACTGAAGGGCGCAACACGCAAGGCTGATGAAGAAGCAAGACGCATGACCGCAACAGTGTCAAACCTAAAGCATGCGTCACCCAATGACCTCAACTTCACAGCTTCCAAGCTACGTAGTCAAATGGCTGACTACGACCCGACATCTACCATGTACGCCTCTCGAGCGTCGCAGCTGAAGCTGGTAGAGACAGAACTGGAGCGCATCCGCCTGAGTGAGCAGAAGGTGGTCACCCTCATGCAGCAATATGACAAGGAGATAGACAGCACCAATATGGATATCAAGGAGACCAGGAGGCGGATGCAGCTCGTCAACAACACCTTGGCCACTCTCAAGACCTCATCCATCCGTGACCTCGAATACTCCATGAAGGCAATCAATCGGCAGATGAGGGGCATGCAGCGTGGTACCGAGCAGTTCAAGCAGATGGAGCTGAAGGCGAAGCAGCTGAAGACAGCACTGCAGGCAGTCAGAGCCGAGGGAGTTGCTCAGGAGTCCTGGATCAAGCGCTGTGCGGACTGGTCCAACCGCATGCAGGGCATCGCCCTGGGAGCCGTCACTGCCATCTCCGGCATCACCTTCACCGTCAAGAAGTGCGTGGAGGTGTATGCAAAGATGGACGATGAGATGACCAACGTCCGCAAGTACACTGGGCAGGCAGCCGAGGAGGTTGAGCGCATGAACGAGGACTTCAAAAAGATGGACACCCGAACTCCTCGAAAGAAGCTCAACCAACTGGCAGAAGATGCCGGCAGACTAGGCATCACATCGACTGCTGCAGTTGAGGAGTTCGTCGATGGAGCCGATAAAATCAATGTCGCCCTCGGTGATGACCTCGGCGATAAAGCAGTCTCTCAAATCGGTAAACTCGCCCAGATGTTCGGCGAAGACAAAACCAAGGGTCTGCGAGGCGCCATGTTGGCAACAGGTTCTGCTGTCAATGAGTTGGCGCAGAATTCTTCTGCCTCTGCCGGTTATCTCGTTGACTTCACCGCCCGTGTGGCAGGTGTCGGCAAGCAGGCAGGCTTTACACAGGCTCAGATCATGGGTCTCGCTTCTGTCCTTGACCAGAACATGCAGCAAGATGAAACGGCAGCAACAGCTGTGCAGAACCTCCTGGCAAAAATGTTCCAGGACTCAGCCAAGTTCGCTCAGATTGCAGGTCTAAATGTCAAGGAATTCGCAGAGACGTTAAAGGAGGACGCCAATGGCGCACTTCTCCAGTTTTTGGCAGCCATGCGAGCCAAGGGTGGATTCGCAGACCTCGCACCGATGTTTGAGGAGATGAAGATGGATGGTTCCAGAGCGACAGGTGTCCTCACCGTCCTCGCAGACAAGCTCGATGACATCAAGACTGCCCAGAACCTAGCAAGCGAAGCATATTCCGAAGGCACATCCGTCCTCAATGAGTTCGAGACACAGAACGAGAGTGTACAGGCTCAACTTGACAAGGCGAGCAAGAAGTTCCTGGATCTCTCCATCGAGCTGGGCCAGAAACTCTATCCTGCAGCACGATATTGCATATCTGCAGCCAGTCTCGGAGTTCGAGCACTCTCCACACTCGTTGATTTCGTCAAAAAATATTGGCGTATATTAATTGTACTGACTGCCGCCATCGTTACCTATACTGCAGTATCTAAGGCCAAGTTGATAGCAGAAAAGGCGCAGATGGCATGGCTCAACATCATGATTCTGCGCGAAAAGGCGCATCTCGTCCTTGTGGGTCTTAAGACATCTGCTCTCAAGACCATGGCAATCGTTCAGATGGCACTGACACGTGAGATAAAACTGACCACTGCTGCGCAGATGTTGTGGAACAAAGTGTTGTTGGCCAACCCGATCACTGCCGTGATTGCTGTTGTTGTCGGTCTGACAGCCGCAATCGTCACACTCTCTAAAGAGACGAGCACAGCTGAGCAGGCTCAACTTGACTACAATGATGCCGTGACCGATGCCAACAAGCAGGCAGCAGAAGAGGAGGCATCCATAATGCGCCTCGTTTCTGCCATCCAGTCCAATACCAGTGCCGAGTCCGATCGCAAGGCTGCACTGGAGGAACTCAACGGCAAGCTGATGAGTCAGCACCTCGGCAACATCACCGAGGAAGCAGTGCGCACCGGTCAAGCAACAAGGCAGATTCAGTCCTACATCGACATGATGAAGAAGAAGATTGTCATTGATGGCTTGCAGAAGAAGCTGGCTGAGTCTATAGCTAAGCAGGCTGAACAAGAAGACTTGCTAAACGAAGCTGACAACGACAAGCGTGGTTTCTGGGCAAAAGTTTGGGGGCGTGTTAATCCGTTTGCAAATGGTAAAACTAAGATGTTAAACTTAGCTTCTGACAACAAAGAAGTGTTCATCGATGTGATGAACAAGAGCATTGAACGTGAAAAGCAGTATCAACAGAAGCTCATCGATAAGATTAAACAGCTGGAGTCCCAGCACTTTGAAATCAATGATCCGGAGCCTTGGAGAAACAATGGCTACAATGGCAAGGGCAATGATGGTACCATCATTAAGCAGCAGAGAACAACCGGTACTCATCAAGCTTCAGATAAGGAGCGCAAGGCTAGGGCCAAGGCTGAGAAGACTGCGGCTGCAGAAGCTCGCAAGCGTGAGGCAGAAGCCAAGCGCAAGCAGAAGCAGGCTGCCGATAGCATCAAGGCTGAGACCAACGAGTTGATGGCTAACAACGCCAAAGTCTATGCAGAAGGCAAGAAAACCTATCAGCAGTTCCTCGATGACCGACAGAACATCCAGATTAAGGGCTTTGCTAAGCTGAAGCAACTCTATGGAGCAGAGAGCAATGAGTATAAGCAGTTACTTGACAACCAGGTCACTGTCGTCAAGCAGCATGATGCTGCCATACTGAAGATGAATGAGCAGAGCATTGAGCGTGAGCGCCTACAGAAGGAGGCTAGCATCAAGGCTCAATACAATGATGCCAACTCAGCTATCTATCAGAATGACATAGCTCTCGATGAAGCCATCTATCAGAATGATGCAGATGCCATGCAAAAGCGCCTGGCACTCTACAATGAGGGCAGCGAGGAATGGCTGGATCTGAAGGCTGAGATGGAGCAGGCATCACTTGACCACCAGCTGCAGATGCAGGAGGCATACCAGAACCAGCTGAAGGAGTTGCGTCAGCAGTTCGGTAAGCAAGACCTGCAGGCACAGGAGACCATGTACCTCAATGGCCTTGACAATCTCTACAAGCAGGGATTAATCAAGGAGGAGGAATATCAGCAGATGAAGTTGGAGATAACCAAGCAGTTTGCTGCACAGAGAGCGCAGATTGATGCAGATGATCATGGTGCTGGTAGCGCTCAGCTGAAGATTAATGATAAGTCATCAGAGATGGTCAACAGTGCCAGGGCTGCTGCAGGTGAGTCCCAGTCGACCGGCAATGCAACTTTGGGTGGATACTTCTCCTCACAAGTTGAGAACTATCAAAACACCATGGAGAAACTGAAGGAGTTGTATGGCAACGACAAGCAGAACCATGCTGCATACATGCAGGCGAAAGGGAAGATCACCTCTGATTACCTCAATGACCTGGTTGAAAAGACAGCTGTTGTTTACAATGGTATCAACGGTATTCTATCTGCGTCATCGTCATATGCTCAGGCATGCTCTGACCTCGAGCAGGCGAAAATCTCCAAGAACTACGAAAAGCAGATTGCTGCAGCTGGCAACAACTCGAAGAAAAAGAAAAAGTTGGAGGAGAAGAGAGACAAGGAACTGGCCGCAGCGAAGTCAAAGGCTAACAAAAAAGCCATGAAGATAGAAATTGCGCAGGCGATAGCATCTACAGCAATGTCTGCTATCAATGCCTATGCATCTGCTGCAGCTATACCAACAATAGGTTGGACATTAGCTCCTATTGCAGCAGGTATGGCCACAGCAGCAGGTATGATACAGCTTGCTGCTATCAAGAAGCAGCACCAGGCAGAGGCAGCAGGTTACTACGAAGGTGGATATACCGGAGGTAACCGCTACAGAAAGGAAGCAGGTGTCGTACATGAAGGCGAGTTCGTGGCTAATCACAATGCCGTCAACAACTCATCCATCCGTCCGGCTCTTGACCTCATCGATAGGGCACAGCGCTCCAATACAGTTGGCTCGCTGACCGCTGAAGACATCACACGTTCTCTCGGACAGGGTAGCAGTACCGTGGTGGCTCCTGTAGTCAATGTCAACAATGATAACACCGAGGTACGCCAGTCCCTCGATGGTGTCAATGCAGCCGTCAGCCGTCTGACACAGACTCTTGACGATGGCATTGAGGTTGAAGTTCCGATATCTGGTCGTAGAGGTCTGCACCGCAGACTGCAGGATTATCAGCGCATTTTAAACAATAAGTAGCCTATGATTACATGTATTATCAATGGCCATCGGGCATACCCGATATCCACATCATCCATCAAGGTGACATACGCCAACCAGTATGTCACCGATGATGGTGAGTACACCTATGACATCACCTTCCCCATGAATATCCTGGAGAACCGTGTCATTTTCAAGAATGTTTCGCGACTGGAGGTCAAGAAGAACATCGCCAAATACGATGACTGCAAGCTGTTCTGTAACAGCCAGCTCATCATGAGCGGTGTCGGTACAATACTCTCCGTGAATGAGAAAGAAATCAAACTGCAGATAGTCGGAGGCAAGTCCCGCATCAAGTTCAACGACCGCATGACCAAGCACTACATCGATGAGATGGACATGGGCATCGCTGACAAGCCTGGTTATACAGTTGATAAGGGCTTCTCCCAGAAATTTAAAGACCTTTTCAAGATCTATGGCATCTACAGACTTGATGAAGATAAGTCGAAGTTCCTGGGAGTGGAAGGAAAATGGTGCTTCGTACCTGTACGGGACGAAACAAATGATATGATTGCCAATTTTGTTGGAGTAGATAAAACGAAACAATTTATTGGCTACAATGCACCATTTATCTCTAACCTAGCTGTTCAGCCCAACCTGTTGTATATCTTCCGTAAGGTAGTAGAATACGAGGGATATACTCTCAAGCGCAACGATTTCGACTGCAAGCCATGGAACCTCCTGTATATCGCATCGGCCTACAAGACTCGTGAGCTGCGAAGGGCACTTCCTCATTGGTCGAGCTATACTTTTATAGAGGAATTTCGAAAGCTTTTCAATGCCACAATTGTTTTTGATGATATCCAAAAAACTTGTTCTGTTATCAAAAAATCAGAGCTGACAACCGCAGATTCCGTAGCGATTGAGACTCTGGACGAATACACAACGGACTACGACGAAGACGGATCCTTCTCCACGTCATCTACAGCAAATTTGGAGTATAATCTGGGTGATTCTGCAAACAGAGATAACTATGAAGTTATTTCAAAAAAAGTCTTCGAGAATTTTGAAATAGTCCATAGTACAGCTACCTGGGACCCGCAAAATCAGTTCAAAGGGACAACACAGTCATGGTCTGAAAAACAAAAAAGACAGACCATCATTGAGTGTAATGGTAGTTACTACATATATGTAGAGAATGAGGGCGGTTCGAAAACATGGCAGCTGGCAGGCGTATGGTCACCATTAATCAGAGACAGTTCTTCTGATGATTATGTTGATATTAATATATCTCCTGCAGCACAAGTTGTAGAAGATATCAATTTCAAAACAGCAATCATAGGCGAAGATAATTACTACGAGAAGCGATGCCTTCTTTCAATACCCAATGATAAGGAGACGGATTCAAAGGAGTGCGATGTTGATGATGACGGCTACAGCTACACATCCGTGCAGGATGCGATAGATGATGAGTCAACACTCGACAAGTCCGAAGATGATCAGGAATGCATGAATATATTCTTCATTATTCCAGGAGAAGTACAAGTTGACAACAAATTTAGTTGGGTTAGAGCGAAGTCTAGGTGGCCAAAATTCAAAACCGACTACCGAATAAATAAAGAATATTGTGGTAGTACCGAAGGAGGGTTTGGTGGAAACGGAGGAGGTACCTTTAAAGAAAAGTATCCTTACTCTCTGTCGATTTGTACGAAATCTACTAATGATGTTGTTACTCTGGGCTGCTTACATGATAATGGTCTAAGATTAGACAATAAAAACTGCATGGAGGCCAAGTTCAAGTCTGATGACATACCGGATCCATCCAAGATATACATCATCCGCAACAAGAGATTTGTATGCGAGAAAATAGAGATGGAAGTCAAGGACGATGCCATCGAGCCAGTTTACACAGGCTATTTTTACATGCAATCATAATATATACCCGTTGGCGGAATTAATTTAGCGCATATTTAACCCTGCCAATCGGTCTGTTGT